AATATGTTCAAAATAGATTTGTAATTTACAATGGGTCTTATAATCATATGGGATATGGTCATTTTGGAGATTCTCCAGAGAATGGAAGATTAACAATAAACGGATTTTTAACGTTGGAAAAATAAAATGAAAATTAAAGAAAACTTTAAATATAAATTAATTAAAAATTTTTTAACAAAAGAAGAAATTATATTATTAACAGATTATTGTAGAATAAAACATAGATTAAATTTTGATTCCTTTGATTTTCAGCAAAATAATAATGGAGACACTTATTTTTACGGAGATCCTTTAATGGAATCTTTAATGATTAATAAAATTGATATTATGCAAAAAGAAACTGGTTTAGAATTATTATGCACTTATGCTTTTTGGAGAATGTATACAATTAATGCTGATTTAAAAAAACATACAGATAGACCAGCGTGTGAAATAAGTGTGACTGTAATGATAGGCTCCGATGGAACACCGTGGCCTATATTTATGGATGGTACAAGAATAAATATGGAACCGGGAGACGCTGCAATTTATTTAGGATGCGAAGTAAAACACTGGAGAGAAGAGTTTAAAGGAGATTGGCATGCTCAAACTTTTTTACATTATGTAGATAAAAATGGATCTAACAAAGAATGGGCTAAAGATAAAAGAATATTATTTGGAACTCAAAAATGAATTTTGAATTAAAAGTAAAAGAAATTCTAAAAGAAACTTATATTTTAACAGGTAAAATAAATAATGAACAATTAATAAAAAATTTAATTGAATTTGTTAAAAAAAACAAAGATGAAAATTTAAGTTATAAAACAAATGTTAAAGGTCATTTTACAGGTTTTAAAAGTTTGATAAAAAATAATGAATTTATAACTTTTTTAAGAGAAATTCAAGAAAATATAAAAATAATATACCAGGAAAATTTTATAATAAACGATGCTTGGGGTAATATTTGTAAAATAGGAGAAGAGGTTACTGAACATGATCATGGTTCAGTTAGTGGTTTTTGTGGTATATTATATTTAACAGAGGGCGGTCCTGGTACATATTTTAAAGAATATGATATATTAGTTGAAGAAGAAATAGGAAAATACATTTTATTTCATCCTTCTTTAAAACATAGTGTAAAAAAAATAGAAAATGATATAGAAAGAATTACTATTGCATTTAATATGGGTGCAATAAAAGAATGGGAAGATTGTTCTCAGGCAACATGGGTTAATAAAAAATGAAATTTAAACAATATGAAAATGGTTCTTGTGATATAGAATTTTCTTGGAAAGAAAGATTAACGCTTTTTAGAAAAGGTAAACTCCATTTATCAGATGAAAACTTAAAACATTTTGGAAATAACCTTGTTAAAATGGTTATGGATTGGCAACTAAAATTTAAAGAAGATGTAGCTAATAAACAAAGTTTTACAGACACAAAAATAGAAGGAAAATGACAAATACTATTTTTTTAGATAGTATTCTAATGTTTCAAGATAATTCTTGGTTAGATAATTTAAATAAATTTTCAGAAGACTACGTTTGTAAATCAAGGAATGAGAATAGAAAACACGTTGACAATAATAAAGAATTTGGATTTTCAAATCATTCTAGTTCTTTAATAAACGATGAAAATTTTTTAGAATTTACAAAATTTATATGTAAAAAATCTTTTAATTTTTTAGATGAAAAAGGATATGATTTATCTAATTATTTTTTAAGCGTATCAGATTTATGGGTACAAGAGTTTGCAAAAAATGGAGGAGGAAATCATAATACACATGTTCATTCAAATTCACATGTTTCTGGTTTTTATTTTTTAAAATGTTCTAATAAAACATCTTACCCAATTTTTCATGACCCGAGATCAGGTAAATTAACAACTCAATTACCAGAAAAAAATAAATCTCTGATTACAGAAGCTTCTGAATCGGTGTCTGTATTCCCATCCCCTGGAACCTTTGTTTTTTTTAATTCATATTTAGGTCATGAATTTCCAGTAGATGCAGGAATAGAGCCTTTTAGATTTATACATTTTAACATTCAAGCTTTGCCTAAACAATTATTAAACAACGATATAAAACGTATTTCATCTTAACGAAATATAGGGTATAAGAACCCTTATGCCTTTAAAAAAGATACCTATAAAAGCTGGATTTAACAAACAAGATACCGCAACTGCCGCAGAAGGTCAGTGGATTGATGGAGATTTTGTACGATTTCGTTATGGCTATCCTGAGAAAATAGGTGGATGGCAACAATTATTAGAAGAAACATTAGCAGGGGTTGCAAGAACCCAGCACACATGGACAGATTTAAGTGGAAAAAAATATGCAGCCATCGGTACTAATAAAATATTAGCTATTTATTATGAAGGAGCATTTTACGATATTACTCCCCTTGGAACAGCTTTAACTGCGTGTACTTATACATCTACCAATGGATCTGCGACTGTTACTATCAATAAAGCAGGTCATGGACTTGCGGTTGGTGATTATATTATATTTACAGGGGTTACAACACCGGGACCAACTACTACAAGTTTTACATCAGCAAATTTTACAACAAATACTTTTGAAGTAATTTCAGTCCCAAATTCATCTACATTTAGAATTACAATGCCGGTAATTGAAACAGGAACAGGTGTTACTGCAGGAGGAACACTAACTACAACTCCATACATATTCATTGGACCTGTTAATCAAACTTATGGTTATGGATGGGGAACATCTACTTATGGTACAGTTGCATGGGGAGAAGCATCGACATCTTCGACCGTTGTTCTTTCTGCGGCTAATTGGTCGTTAGACAATTTTGGACAAATATTAATTGCAACAATTAAAGATGGTAAAATATTTTCATGGAACCCTGCTGCTGGTAGCCCACTTACAACTAGAGCAACAGTTATATCAGGAGCTCCAACATCATCTATTATGACTATTATATCTGATAGAGACAGGCATTTAATTGCACTTGGAACAGAGACAACTATTGGAACAACTTCTTCTCAAGATCCAATGTTTATAAGATTTTCAAACCAAGAAGATTATAATACTTGGCAACCAACTGCAACTAATACAGCAGGTACCTTTAGATTGGATACCGGAAATTACATTGTTGGAGCTGTACAAGGTAAGGATTATATATTTATTTTAACGGATCAGGCAGCTTATGTCATGCAATTTGTTGGTCCTCCTTTTGTATTTTCAATTAGACAGGTTGGTACAAATTGTGGATGTATCGGTCAGCATTCAATTATTTTTGCACAAGGTGCGATATACTGGATGGGATTTGGGGGTGGATTTTTTGTGTATGACGGAACAGTAAGACAGTTAGGTTCCTTAGTTGAAGATTATGTATTTACAACGGGAGGGGATAATTTAGGAATAAATTATAATGCCTCTGACATTGTTTATGGTTCTCATAATAGTTTATACAATGAAGTAATTTGGTTTTATCCAACAGCGAATTCATCGGTTGTTAATGCATCGGTTGTTTATAACTTTGTTGAAAATACTTGGACTACAATGTCACTTGCTAGAACAACTTATTCAGATGCTCAAACTTATGATAAACCTTATGCTACAAAATGGAATTCAACTGCAACACCAACGTTTCCAACTATTAATGGTGTGACAAATACTTATGGTGCATCACTTTATTATGAACATGAGGTGGGTGTTAATGAAGTAAGTTATACTGGAGTTAAAACAGCTATCCCTGCATATATTGAATCTGGGGACTTTGAATTAGATGTAGAAGGAGATGGTCAATATTTAATGAAGATTAATAGATTTATACCAGACTTTAAATTACTTGATGGAAATGCTAAAGTAACTTTATTGTTAAGAGATTATCCGTCTCAAACACAAAATAGTCAGATGTTAGGACCCTATACGGTCACTTCATCTACAACTAAAATAGATACAAGAGCAAGAAATAGATTAATGAGTATTAAAGTTGAAAATGAATCTACAGATGAAAACTGGAGATATGGATTATTTAGAGTAGACATTCAACCTGATGGAAGAAGATAATGGCAAAAATTACAACATACATACCAGAACCAAGTCAAGAGTATTCACCGGATAATCAAAGACAGGTTCT